TATTTAACCATAGATAACTCTGACTATAAACAGCTTAGAGGTCAGGTAGATGAAACTACTGATATTAATGCTGCAGAAGCATTATTAGATTCTACAGAAGAAGATATTGCAAAAATTAGAGAAGCACAGGCTGCAAATAGAAAACAAGATGAAGCAGGTAAAAGACCTTTTGCAGAAGAAGCTCAAGCTTTAGAAAGAAATGAAATAACATCTAAAGAGTTTAGAGAAAAAGCTTTTGCTGATGTTGAAAAGTTTACTGAACTAGAACAACTACCTACCTTTACAGAAATAGTTTTTGCACTTGATAAAAACAAAAGAGAAAAAGGTATAATAGGTTTAGAAAAATCTATGGCTCAAGGAGCTAAAAAAATAGCAGCAGGTGATAGAGTGATGGCTCGATTAGATATACCTGCATACAATAGATTTGATGTTTATGTTCCACAAATTACATTTAAAAAAGAAGGAGAAAGAGGAGCAGAAAGTGTTTTCTCTAGGACAATGGTTATAGAGGATGTAAAATTTCCTACTCCACAAAAGCCTTCTTTTGATATTGCAAGAGGAGAAAAAACCAAGTACCCTCACGCAACAATTAACGGACAGGTTGCTTCTAATCCTACATCTAAAAAAATGTATACGGACAAAGAAGCACATGATCTAGCAAAAAATGTTTTTGATGATCCTGAGTTTGTTCATGTAGGATACAACCCCGACAGAGGGGGTTTCTTCTACGACAGAGAAACAGGTATGCCTGTATTTGATTCTCCTCTTGTTGTACAAATTGGAAAACAAATATTTGCAAAACGCTCTAGCGAAACTTCTGCTGAAAGAATTGCAAAGATGCGTGAGATGGATTTGAGAAAAACATCTCCAAACATTAAAAAACCTACATTATTTAACGAGGGCGGCATGGCAATAGAAGATCAAATGGAAATGAACTTTGGAGATGTACCTGATAATACGATAGGAATAGATCCTGTATCAGGTAATGAAATACCGCTAGGCTCTACTGCAGAGAATGTACGAGATGACATACCATCTTATCTAAGTGAAGGTGAGATAGTTGTACCTGCAGATGTTGTAAGGTTTCATGGAGTAAAACTATTTGAAGACCTAAGAGCAGCAGCTAAGATGGGTTATGCTCAAATGAATGAAGATGGACGCATTGGTGGTCAACCTATTCCTACGAATGATGATGAAGGTCTAGGTATTGAGTTGGCTGACTTAGAAGTTATAGAAGTTATGGATGAGCCACAAGCAATGGCTGATGGAGGTATACCAAAAAAGAGCTATACGTTTGATCAAGTCAAGCAGCGTATGGTAGAAAAGAAAGACAAGCCTGTATTTAGGAATCGTGCTGAAGAAATAATTTACAATATAAGAAACTTTTTTGGTGACAGGGATGACAACAAGAAAAAAGCTACAGATAAACCTGCTATAGACTTTGGCTTTGGTGGTAATCCTATGGAACGTGCAGCACGTAAGTATGGATCAGATTCTACTAAGACAGATAACAGATCTTACAGACCGTCCAGCGCAACTGAAAGAGAAGCATATACACCTAAGACAAACAGACCATCTTTAGCAGAGCAGATGAACTTTCCTGGTTTTGACGAGGGAGGAGATCCTACTCCAAGAGTTGTACTAGAAGGTAAGACAGGTAGAATGTTACCTGCTGATTATGACCCATCAGTAGACTCTATTGTGTCTGGTAGTGTAGTAGAAATGCGTGAATATCAAAACGCTGCAGGTCATACAATCATGATACCTTTTATTGATGGTGTACCTCAGACTGTAATACCTGAAGGGTATTTCCCTGTAGGATCTGTTCCTGTTACTGTTGCTCCAACAGAATCACAATCTTCTGGTGGAGGATCAAGTGATGATGATGGACCAGAGCCTCCAGAGCCTTTCAATTACAAAGAACTTACTATTGATGAATTAACAGAAGAAGTTAAGAACTTAAATGCAACACCAACCTTCATGGGTACTAACTTATTTACTGGTATAATTGCTTTTGCACAAGCAAGACACAGAAATAAAACAATAGAAGAAATAGAAAGAAGACTAGATAATAGTGACCCAAATAATCCAAATGCTGAGTTACCAATATATGAAAGAGAGTATTTAGAAAACCTTTTAGAGGTAGCTAAAGCCCCAGCTAAAAAAGGATTGCTTGGTAAAACTATTGATAAGATACTAGGTAAAGAAACAGAAGAGCCTGACTTACCTAACTTAGATGAGCCTAAGTTTGATGATCCTGAAAAGTATAATCAGTTAAATCTATTTGAACCAGGTACGGTACTTAACCCAAATGAAATTGCAAAAAAATTAGAGGCTTATAAGCCAGAAACATCAGCACCTGCTACTCCGTCAAGAGTAAAGTCAGCAGCAGAACAAATACAGGATAGTATACAGGACAAAGCAGATAAAGACCTTATCGAAGAAGCTAAAAAAGCCTCACCTTATGCTGCTGCTAAATCATTTAGCACACCAGGCGAAACAAGAAAACCTGATGATGCTGATGACTTCATTGCTGCTGTTAAAAAAGACCCAACATCATTCTTACCACCTTCTATACCTTCAGATGATGACGATGATGATAAAGGACCATCTGCACCAACATATACACAGCCATCACAAGATCCATATGCTGAAGACAGAGGTGGTAGGCGTTCAGGTGGTGGAGGTCGTAACAAAGGCGGCTTGATGAAAGGTAAAAAGAAGAAAGCTACTAGAAAGAAAAAATAATCCGAATAACTATAAGGCCACTCAGCTACGGCTGACCCCATCATAAAAGGAGAAATAATATGGCTGAAACAAATCCAATGGTAAAACCTAATGTCCCAAGAGTAATAATGGGCAGAGGTGGCTACCTAAGTAATGAAGAACGTATTAAAAAGGATGAAGCTGAATTTGAGGCTATGAAGAAAGCAGCTTTAGGTGTAACAGATGAAGAAAGTACTGAAGATAAACCCAGTAGCGAAGAGCCTGAAGCTAAACCAGTACAGGCAGAGAGTAATACCGAACAAAAAGAAGAACCAAAAGCAGAAGCACAAGAAGATGACTCTGAGCTAAGTACTGAAGAGAAAAACTTCAAGAAGCGTTATGGTGATTTACGTAGGCACTCTCAAAAGAAAGAAGAAGAGTTCAATGCTAAAATAGCAGCACTAGAAGCAAAACTAGATAAAGCATCTAAACAAGAACTTGTACTTCCTAAGACAGATGAAGAACTAGAAGCATGGGCTAAAAAGTACCCTGATGTTGCAGGTATTGTAGAAGCTATTGCAGCTAGAGAAGCAGATAAGAAAGCATCTGATCTAAATGATCGTATGGCTGAGTTTGAGGAACTACGCATTACAGCTAAACGTGAAAAAGCTGAAGCTGAGTTAGCAGGTATGCATCCTGACTTTGCACAAATACGTGAGGATGATGCATTCCACAAATGGGCAGAGCAACAACCTAAATGGGTACAAGATGCTCTGTATGAGAATACTGAAGATGCTAAGTCAGTAGCACGTGTAATTGATCTATATAAAGTAGACACAGGAATAACAACTAAGAAAACAAGTAATGACAAAGCAGCGGCCTCTTCAGTTAAGACAAAAGGCGCAGCTAAACCAGAGCCAGACGAGGCAAGTAAATACATCAAAGAATCAGATGTAGCTGCAATGTCTATTAGAGAATACGAAAAGCGTCAGGAAGAAATACTAGATGCTCAACGTAACGGAAGATTTATTTACGATATGTCAAGAAAATAGTTGACAAACTATATATTGTAGATAAAACTATAGCGTATACACAACAGTTAATGTGTGTATGCTTAATCAAGCACTAGCCACACAACAAGACTTACCTCAGAGTATAGGCCCAGCGCAGAGAGAAAGCGCATTCTCAAAGCAAAGCTGACTACCCTAATACAAAGAGCCTCTTCGGGTGGATATGTAGTGTACTAAACCCACGCCATATCTATAAGGAGATTTTAACTATGGCTATTACATCAGCAAGCGGAGGCTTTACAGGCAACTTCAGCCCAATAATGTACTCCAAACAAGCACAGATTGCTTTACGAAAAGCAGCAGTTGCTAACGCAATCACAAACAACTCCTACTTCGGAGAGATTGCAAATCAGGGTGACGTTGTACGCATCCAAAAAGAACCAGACGTAACTGTTAACGCTCTACAGCGTCATACAGCTATTTCTGTAGAGAAGTTAGCAGACGAAGACTTCTCACTAACCATTGACAAAGCTAACTACTTTGCTTTCAAAATGGATGACATCGAAGAGCAGTTCTCACACGTAGACTTCGTATCTTTGGCTGCAGACAGAGCAGCATATAAGATGGCTGATTCTATGGATGCAGATGTTCTTTCATATATGTCAGGTCACACAACAGCAGGTGTTCTTATTTCAACAACATCTGGTGACGCATCACACCAAACAGCAGGTGATCTAACTGGTGAATTTTTAACTGCTAACCACCTAACTATCGGTGACATGAATAACATCGCAACTGCTGACTCAGGCGGTACAGGTGACTCTATTCCGTTAGCTATCAGACTACCAGGAATCACATCTATTCCAACAACTACTGCTTCTCCACTGCAACTTATTGCACGTATGGCACGTCAGATGGATACAAATAATGTTGATTCACGTGGACGTTGGATTGTTGTTGATCCTATCTTTATCGAAATGCTAAAAGATGAAGATTCACGTTTGATGAATGCTGACTTTGGTGGCAATGGTGAGCTAATGAATGGCTTGGTTGCAAACAACATTCACGGTTTTAAAGTGTATGTTTCTAACAACCTACCTTCAGCAGGAACTGGCCCAGGCACATCTGGAACAACAGGTCAAGACGACAACTATGGTGTTATTCTTGCAGGTCAAGAAGAAGCTGTTGCTTCTGCAGAGCAGATCAACAAGGTTGAGAACTACCGTGATCCAGACTCATTTGCAGACATTGTACGTGGTATGCACCTATATGGACGTAAGATTCTACGCCCAGAAGCATTGGTGTCAGCACGATACAACGCTGCTTAATCAAGATAAACTTAGAGGCTGGCTATATGCTGGCCTCTTTGTGCATTTAAACACATAAAGGACATTCTCAAATGGCAATTACAACGGCAATGTGCAACAGCTTCAAGCAAGAGCTACTTGGGGGTGTTCACGACTTAGACACAGATACATTAAAGATAGCTCTTATTAAAGAGACACCTACAGGTACATATGGTGCTGCAACTACAAATTACTCAGACGTAACAGGTAATAGTGATGAAGCTACAGGCACAAACTATACTGCAGGTGGACAAAATTTAGATTCTGCTACTATTACTTTAGATGGTTCTACAGCTTTTGTTGATTTTGCAGATGAAGTATTTTCTACTGTAACTGTATCTGCTGATGGTGCTATCATATATAACTCATCACAAGCAAATAAGGCTATTGCAGTTTTTGACTTTGGTAGCACAGTTACAGCAACTAATGGTGATTTTACTGTAGTATTCCCAGTAGCAGATGCATCTAACGCAGTTATCCGCATAACATAATAAGGCTTTGTAAATGGCTTTTGTATTAAAAGATCGTGTAAAAGAAGAAACTACAACTACAGGCACAGGTGCTATCAGTTTAGGTGGCACTTCTGCTACGTTTGATCAGTTTCAATCTTACATGACAAATGGAGATACAACTTATTATACTATCTCTCATACAACATCAGGAACAGATGAATGGGAAGTAGGGGTAGGAACTTGGAACACAGGTAACACCTTAACTCGTACAACTGTTCTAGCTGGATCTAATGGTACATCAGCCGTTAACTTTAGTGCAGGAACTAAAGATGTCTTTATGACATATCCTGCAGATAAAGCTGTATTCAAAGATGCTAGTGGTAACTTAGCAGATGTTTCTCTTTCTAACTTTGATACAGATGATTTATCTGAAGGTTCTACTAATCAATACTATACAGATGCCAGAGTAAACTCTCATCTATCTGGCGGTACAGGTGTTACATACTCAGATGGTGCTATTTCTATAGGACAAGCTGTAGGTACATCTGACAATGTCACCTTCAACAATATAACATCTGGAGGAATAGTAACACTTAATGCTGATCCTAGTGCTGCTTTACAGGCGGCTACTAAACAGTACGTAGACACTATTGCATCTGCAGGTCTACACTATCATACTCCAGTACGTGCTGAACATCCTAGTAACCTAAATGCTACTTACAACAATGGTTCATCAGGTGTAGGGGCTACGCTTACTAATGCAGGAACAAACGCAGCATTAGTTATAGACAGCGTAAACATGGTATTAAATGATCGTGTTCTTGTCGCTAACCAAACAGACCAAACACAAAATGGTGTATATACTGTAACGACAGTAGGTGATGGCTCTACTGCGTGGGTACTAACTCGTTCTACAGATACGGATACTGCAGCACCGTCTGACCCTGATGCTTTTGGTAAGGGTGATGCTTTCTTTATTAAAGAAGGTTTTACTAACGCAGGTCACTTAGATGTTTTAAGTACATCAGGGACAATTATATTTGGTACTACTAATATTGTATTTTCAGAGGTTGCAGAAACTACTGTGTATCAGGCAGGTGACAGTTTAACACTTACTGGTACAACATTTGATACAGTACAAGATATTCGTACTACAGCCTCCCCAACATTTGCAGGTGTTACCGCACCACTTACAGGTAACGTCACAGGTAACCTAACTGGCAATGTCACAGGTAATGTCACAGGTGACCTGACAGGTGATGTAACAGGTAACGCAGACACAGCAACAGCTTTAGCTACAGCAAGAGATATACAACTATCAGGAGATGTAACAGGTACAGTTTCCTTTGATGGTTCAGGCAATGTCAATATGACAACTGCTGTAGTAGATGATTCCCATGCTCACGTAATCTCTAATGTGGATGGGCTACAGACTGCACTTGACGGCAAGGTTGCTACGTCTTTTACTATTACATCAGGTAATGGTTTAACCGGGGGAGGTGATCTGACTGCTAATCGCACCCTTGCTGTTGGTGCAGGTACAGGCATTACAGTAAATGCTGATGATATACAAACTAATGATGCACAAATTGTTCATGATAACTTATCTGGTTTTGTTGCAAATGAACATATAGATCACTCAGGTGTTACTATTACTGCTGGTTCTGGACTTACAGGTGGCGGTGATAT